AATAGTGCGAGTGCAGCATCAACTGATACCATACCTTCTACCGCTGATATAACACTTGTAATTTTAAATAGTATGAACAACAGAATAAAAAGCATTCGATACATGGGTGCGATGCCCACGAGTCTGGGTGCTATCAATTTTGAATCTACTGCGAGTGGAACAGAGTTCATTACTTTCGGTGTCTCGTTCAGATATCAGATCTTTGAGCTTGTATAGATAATTCTATATGATGGAGTAAATAATGATTGACTTGAAAGAAGTCTTGGCCGAATGGGCCGAAGACAGTAAAATTGGTATGAGACTTGACGAAGATTCTCGTAATACACCTCTCTTACATGCTAAGTATTTAGAAAAACTGGCTAACTCTAAGTTATTACTTAAAAGAGCTGAGTTTTCTCAAAAGGTATTGCTTAAGCACAAGTGGGAATGGTATAACGGTAAGATGGATCCTGACACGTTGAAAGAACTTGGATGGGAACCAGATCCTTTTAACGGTCTTAAGATTATGAAAGGTGATATGGATTACTACTATGACTCAGACCCTGAGATACAAAAATCTGAAGAGAAGATTCAGTACTACAAAACACTCGTTGAAACACTAACAGAGATAGTGAGTAATATTACGTGGCGGCATCAGACAATTGGGAACATGATCAAGTGGAAGCAATTCGAATCCGGAAACTAAGTCATGCGATGCTTCATGTCCAGTGTGACTGGGGTCAAGCGGAAGAGATTAAAGAGTTCTTTTCATTTTATGTACCTGGTTATAAGTTCATGCCTGCGTTTAAACGTAGGATATGGGATGGTAAGATTCGTCTCTTTGATTCTAACCGTGGTGAATTACCAGCTGGACTTATTTCTCACCTTGTTAAGTTCATTGAGAGTCGAGGTTATCAGTACGAACTGATAGACGTCAAAAAATATGGATCACCTATTCATGACGAAAGGCCAGACCCAAAAGCAGTAGCTCAATATATCAAATCGATGAACTTACCGTTTGAACCGAGGGATTATCAGTTTATTGCGGTAATGGAAGCGCTACATAGAACACGCGGTATCTTACTATCACCAACCGGTTCTGGTAAATCGTTAATCATTTACATTCTTATCATGTATTGGTTGACACAATTGACAGATGGCGTTAGATACCCAGAAGCTGGTAGAGCTTTAGTTGTTGTACCCACAACTTCACTTGTCGAACAAATGTATGGTGATTTTATCTCTTACGGATCGCCTGAAGGCAGAATACACAGAATCTATTCTGGTAAAGAAAAAACATTTGATAACGCTATCTGTATTACAACATGGCAGTCTATTTACAAATTACCAAAACAATGGTACGATCAGTTCGGTATGGTAATCGGCGATGAGTGCCACGGTTTTAAATCTAAATCACTTATGAATATTATGAACAAGGCAACGGAGGCTAAGTATCGATATGGCACGACTGGGACTTTGGATGGAACTCAAACTCATGAGCTGGTGCTTCAAGGACTTTTTGGAAAAACGTTTAAGGTTACTACTACCAAGTCTTTACAAGAAAAAGGAACACTCGCAGAACTCAACATTAACAGACTCGTTCTTGATCATTCGGCAGATGCCAGACGGGACTGTGAGCAAAAAGACTATCAGGGTGAAATAGAATATATAGTTACAAACGAAAAACGTAATCGGTTAATTAGTAACCTTGCGCTCGATCAAAAAGGTAACACTCTCGTATTATTTAATTTTGTAGAGAAACATGGTAAACCACTCTTTGATCTAATTCAAAGTAAAGCGGCCGAAGGTAGGCGCGTATTTTTTGTATCAGGTAGCGTTGCAACGTCAGATCGTGAAGCCATTCGTGGAATAGTAGAGAAACAGAAAAATGCTATCATTGTCGCATCTTTGGGTACTTTTAGTACAGGTATCAATATTCGGAATCTACACAATATTATCTTTGCGTCACCTTCAAAGAGCCAGATCAGAGTTCTTCAAAGCATTGGACGAGGATTAAGAAAATCTGATAACGACGAGCCAACCACACTGTACGACATTATAGATAATATTAGTACCGATAATAAAAAGAACTTTGCATGGCTTCATGGAAACGAACGACTTAAGATCTATGAAAAAGAAAAGTTTAACCATAAAACATATAAGGTAGCACTATGACATTCAAGCAGTTAAAATTTGCCAATGGCGACGAGATTATTGCTGATGTAGTAGACGAAGAAAAAAATCATATGGTCGTACGGGCGGCTATGCGAATCATAGAAGTAGAGAATATTGATGAAGGTTACAGTTATTTTGCTTTTCGTCCTTTTATATCTTTTACGTCTGACGTCGAGGCGCTACAACTCGTACACACCGATCAACTCATTGTAGAGGCTATTCCATCTAAGAACATTATGAAACATTACGCATCTGCAGTAAAGCGTATGAGTAAGTTTACTAAACTCGGAGCTACACTCGAAGACTTCGAGATGATGGACAGCGAAGAGATGGAAGGATATATCGAACAGATGGTGCAGGACGAGATCGATGAAGAAGACAAAGAGGCTAAGAAACTTGGCGAGAATGTAGTAATATTTAAACCAAAGGATACGATACACTAATGGCTTTTCTAATACACCCACTTCCGCCCCATCCAGTATGGGTTCGAAAAGAATATCTCTATGACCACCAAAAAGGTTTCGGAGAGTTTACACCTGGTATTTGGATCTCAGTTAAGTCAACTCAGTACAAGGCTTTGTACTTTGAGACACTGTTAACCGAATACGGCGCGCTTTACGATAAGTTACCATTGTCTGCGTTTGTATCAGAACCAGTTACACCAGATCCAGATCTACCTCTTGACGTATTGCAGTTGTGGGATTGCTTTGACTACGATCTTACTGTAGTTGAAAAACCGATTCTATCCCGCTGTGAGTTTTTTGGTAAGGATAAACAGTTCCACGCTGGAGAATATCTGTTTACCATTGATAACGCGCATCGCGATCGATCTCTCATCGATATTAATTTTAGTGAAGAAGATCCTGAGCATAAAAGCTTTAATGTAATAGAACTGGATAATGGACAATTTGCTGCTCAACCGAATAATAGAGTTATATGGAAAGATTCGAGTCTGACTCTTGACGATACCAAGACGCCAGACTTTAAAGTTTGTACTCAAAATTATCGAGTAGAAACCGAACCTAAATGGTCTGTTGGTCACACCGACGAGTGGAACTACCGAACCAAGGACGGAGCTTGACGGGTATACTACCCTCTCCAAAAAACCTTAATTTATTATACCACAGTTTGCACGGTTTGTACACAAAAATATTTTAGTATCATTCGCAAAAAAACATATGTACAAATTCATCTATACGTGGTATAATAATATTCATAATGTGGAGATTACATAATGCGTCAGAAAAAACAAAGCATTCATTACGTAAATAACGCAGACTTCTCTCAGGCAGTGGTTGATTACGTTACAACGGTAAATGAAGCAAAAAATAAAAATACGACGATCCCAAAGGTACCTAACTACGTAGCACAATGTTTCTTACGTATCGCTGAAGGCTTATCACACAAGGCAAATTTTATTCGTTACACCTATCGTGAAGAAATGGTAATGGATGCCGTAGAAAATTGTTTGAAGGCTATCAACAATTACGATATTGAAGCTGCTACTCGAACTGGTAAACCAAACGCTTTTGCTTACTTTACACAGATTACGTGGTATGCTTTCCTAAGACGTATCGCTAAAGAAAAGAAGCAACAAGACATTAAGATGAAATATATCGCCAACTCTGGTATCGAAGACTTTATGGTTAACGAACACGGGGATGACCAATCGGGTTTAGTGGCGGAAATGTTTGTTGACACACTCAAGACCAGAATCGATCGGGTCAAGTTTGTTGATACTGAAGTGAAGGAGTTAAGTAAAATTGAAAAGAAAAGAAAAAAGCGTACTGTATCGGCTGACTCAGACTTATCTGAATTTTTATAGAACACACGATAGTATTGAAGTCTTTACGGTAGGTTCAATACTCGCTTCTATTGCAGCGTTTTATATCTATTGTGTATGGAGTTTTTTTAATTGAAGATAGCAGTACTCAACGATACTCACTGCGGTATTCGTAACTCATCCCAAATATTCTTAGAAAACGCCGAAGAATTTTATTCTAAGGTGTTCTTTCCTGAGTGCGAAAAACGTGGCATTACTCAGATCTTACATCTGGGTGATTACTACGATAATCGTAAGGTAGTCAATATTAAAGCATTGAATCATAATAGAAAATGTTTTCTACAAGAAATGCGTAAGTACGGTATGACTATGGACATCGTTCCAGGTAACCACGATACTTATTTTAAGAATACAAACGACATGAATAGTTTGAAAGAACTACTTGGTCACTTTATGAACGAAGTCAATATCATTATGGAACCAACAGTCATGAACTATGGTTCCCTGAAGATTGCTATGTTGCCGTGGATATGTATGGATAACTACGAAAAGTCTATGCAGTTTATCAACGACTGTAAAGCAGACTGGTTAGGTGCACATCTAGAACTCAATGGATTTGAGATGATGCGTGGTGTAACTAACGTACACGGTATGAGTAGAGAAATATTTAATAAGTTTGAACTAGTTTTAACTGGCCACTATCATTGTGGATCAAGACAAGATAATATCTGGTATCTTGGTAGTCAAATGGAGTTCTTCTGGTCTGACGCACACGATAAAAAATACTTTCACGTGATCGATACAGAAACACGTGAAATCGAGAGAATTCATAATCCTTACACTTTATTCGAAAAAATTGTGTACAATGACCGAGAAACCGATTATAATAACTATAACGTCGAACATTTAAATAAAAAATTCGTAAAGATCGTAGTAGTCGAAAAGACAGATTCGTTTACCTTTGACCGATTCGTAGATCGGGTACAGAATCAAGATGTCTTAGACTTAAAAATATCTGAGAACTTTAACGAGTTTATCGGCATGAATGTTGACGATGAAGGATTGGAAGTGGATGACACTCCACGGCTAATGGATGATTATGTTGATGGTGTTGAAACGGATCTAGATAAAGATCGAATCAAAACCATGATGAGAGACCTGATGAATCAGGCGCAGGCATTAGAGATTGCATGATAAAATTTACTCACCTTCGTTATAAGAACTTCTTATCAACGGGTAACAATTTTACTGAGATAGATTTGACCAGACATAAGCACACTTTGATAGTGGGCCAAAATGGTTCTGGTAAATCTACTATGTTAGATGCTTTGTCATTTGGCTTATTTGGCAAGGCACATAGAAATATTAACAAGACTCAATTAATTAACTCAATCAACGGCAAAGGCAGCATGGTTGAAGTTGAGTTTGAGATTGGTCAATCACGTTTTAAGATTGTACGTGGTGATAGACCGGTAAAGTTTGAGATCTGGAAGAACGATGAAATGATTAATCAATCATCTCATTCGAAAGAGTATCAGCGTATACTCGAACAAAACATCTTAAAATTAAACCACAAATCATTTCACCAGGTTGTGGTACTTGGTTCATCTAACTTTGTACCATTTATGCAATTGAATCCTGGTTTACGTCGTGGCGTAATCGAAGACTTACTTGACATCGGCGTATTCTCTAGAATGAATCAGTTACTAAAGGAAGAAACAAATGCGATAAAAGAGAATCTCAAAGACATATCCTACCAGATTGACCTTAGCAAGAATAAAGTTGAAACACAGAAAAAATATATCTCTGATGTTTCTATTCTTACAGAGGAGAATAGGAGGAACTATGAATCTAGGATATCTGAATCGCAGAGTCTCATCGATGAACTACAGGCTGAGAATAGTGAGCTTAGCGTCGGACTCGATGAATCTGTATCACAGGCCGAACAGGGGTTACAACTGCTACAGAGTAGGAAGCAGGACTTACTCCTCAGAGGTCAAGATAAGCAATCGACTATCCGCCACCTCGAGAAGCGGGTCACCTTTTTCGAAGAGAATGAATCGTGTCCCGTGTGCGCCCAAGCCATTTCAGACAGCCATAAATCTGAGATTCTACTATCAACACAAACAGATAGGGATCGGCGGAAGGCAGAGATTAAGCAAATCGGCGAGGAAGGCCAAGGAGTGGAATCGGAGATTGCAGTGCAAACTAGCTTACTTTCAACGCTTCGGGATCGGGTACATAAACTCACTGCCAACTCAAAAGAGATTGCAACATATCAAAACCAAATTCGTTCTTACCAAGAGCATATAGAGAAAGAAGTTGGTGCTGATTTAGAAAAAGCAAATAAAGATCTAGCAACTTTAAAAGACGAGTTGCTAGGTCTTAAAGATTCAAAGTTGAAGACTAGTGAAGAGTTCTCGTATAAGATGGCTATCGCTGAGATGCTAAAGGATACGGGTATCAAAACTAAAATCATCAAACAATATCTACCTGTAATGAATAAACTGATCAATCAGTATCTACAGGTACTAGATTTTTACGTGCACTTTGATCTAAACGAAGAGTTCAATGAAACCATTCGATCTCGCCATAGAGATGAATTTACATATGAATCGTTTAGTGAGGGTGAAAAACAAAGAATTGATTTGTCGCTTCTATTCACCTGGCGGCAGATCGCAAAGATGAAAAACTCGGTATCAACAAACCTATTGATACTCGACGAAACGTTTGATTCATCTTTGGATCATGATGGTGTAGATAATCTAATTAAGATTCTTTATACACTTGGTGATAGTACGAATGTCTTTATCATATCGCACAAAGGTGAAATACTTGATGGTAAGTTCGAAAACAAGATCGAGTTTATCAAAGACAAAAACTTCTCAAGGATAAAATAATGTTGTTTGTTCAATCAGAAACTATATGGCATTTTACTTGCCAATCCTGTTTAGCTTGGTTCTCTATCGCTACTAGTGATAGGTTTAATCCAAAGTCTCGTAAGCAAGGATTCTATTGTCCTTGGTGCGGTGAAAAAAGTAGTGTACAAACCGAGCAAAATGATGTATAATATACCTAGTTTAAATGCGGAGATATATAATGGAACTCAGTGAAAATACTCTAACCACCCTGAAAAACTTTTCAGGTATTAACCCAAACATGATGATTCGTAGCGGTAACACAATCAAGACGATCTCTGAAGCACGTACGGTTCTTGCTCGAGCCAAAGTGTCCGAAGAGTTTCCAATTGATTTTGGTATCTACGATCTCAACGAATTTATGGGTGTCCTTGGTCTGGTTGATGCACCACGTCTAAAGTTTGAAGACGATTACGTGGTTGTCAACGATTCAACTGGTCGCTCTAAAGTCAAGTACTTCTATTCATCTGAAGATACCTTGACAACCCCACAAAAAGACATCACGATGCCAGAAGCAAATGTGAAGTTTACACTAGACAATGACACGATGAATAAGCTAAAGCGCGCGGCATCTACTCTTGGTCATAGTGAAATTTCTATTTCTGGTAGTGATGGTGTACTTAGTCTTTCTGTGGTTGACTCTCAAAACATGACATCAAACGCTTTCTCTATCGATGTTGATGGTGAATTTCCAGCCGATGCCACGTTTAACTTTATCCTAAGTACAAACAACCTGAAAATTCTACCTGGTGATTATGAGGTAGAAATTTCTTCAAAACTGATCACGCAATTCAGCCATAAAAGTCTAGACGTGAAATACTGGATTGCACTTGAAAAATCTTCGACATTTGGAGTTTAATGACATGTCAGAAACTATGACGGAACTACGGGATGTTTCTAATCGCACATCTCGGTCAATGATTGCGGTTATCGATGCGATGACCCAGCGTGGCGCAATCAAGGGTGAAGAATTATCCACCATCGGTGGACTTCGTGACCAAGCGATTCAAATCATTCAGCTGTGTGAACAGGCCGAGCAAGAAGAAGCTATGGAAGCAGCTGAGTCAGAATCAAGTGGTTAGTCGCATAATAGACTCGCGGGGAGCCACGGTTAGCTCCCCACTTTTATTTTATTATGGAGTATGTGAATGTCTAATGAATTTCTCTGGGTCGAGAAGTATCGTCCCCAACGTATCGCCGACTGTATTTTACCGAATGATCTCAAAGAAACATTCGAAAAGATAGTTGAATCCGGCGACCTTCCTAACATGCTGTTCAGTGGTACAGCTGGCACTGGTAAAACTACAGTTGCCAAAGCTCTTTGTAATCAGTTAAACCTTGATTGGATTCTCATCAATGGTTCTGAAGAGGGCAATATTGATACCCTGCGTGGTAAGATCAAGCAGTTTGCTTCCACTATCTCGTTACAAGGTGGCATCAAGGTAGTAATACTTGATGAGGCTGATTATCTGAATCCACAATCAACGCAACCGGCACTTCGTGGTTTTATCGAAGAGTTTTCAAACAACTGCCGTTTCATCCTTACGTGTAACTTTAAGAATCGTATCATTGAACCATTGCATTCTCGTTGTGGTGTCTATGAGTTCAATACCTCGAAAAAGAATACTGCTCCACTGATGCAGCAGATGTTCGAACGATTCTGTTTCATACTAGACCAACAGGAGATAGCGTATGATAAAAAAGATCTTTTGCCTATTATATCAAAGCATGGTCCGGATTGGCGAAGATGCCTCAACGAGCTTCAGCGGGTTGCTGTTCTGGGTTTTAATAGCGTTGACGCTCTTGATTTTGGTGGATCCTTTGATGATCTATTCACGTACTTAAAAGAAAAAAACTTTAAGGAAATGCGTAAGTGGGTTGTCAATAATATAGATATTGATGCAGCAGCGATCTTCCGCGGACTCTATGATAGAATGTCTGACAAAGTTGAACCGCAGTCGATTCCACAACTAGTGCTAATTCTAGCTGACTATCAGTATAAGAACGCATTCGTTGCTGATCACGAACTTAATGTTGTCGCATGTCTCACGGAGGTTATGGCCAATGTCCGCTTCAATTAAACTTACTCTCTATACTCAAAATGATTGTGTCTTCTGTTACAGTATGAAACAAAAGCTTGAAAACTGGGGATACGATTTTGACGAAATCAATCTAAGTTATCAGCTTGAGCAGAAGTCTGTACTCAAAGAAGCCGGTTTACGAACAGTGCCACAAGTCTTTTGGAATGGTAAACACGTTGGTCCAACAAACAACGATACCTCTTCATTCACTAAGAAAATGCTTGAAGCAGAATTGGCGTATGAAGATTATGTAGGTGGTGTGGAGAACTTTAGATGAACCCATTTGAATTTTGTAACGACATTAACTATGGCAAAGCAAATATCATGGTTGATGACATCGCTGAAAAAGCATACAACGCATTTATGGTAAATCGTCAGTTATCATACTTTCATGATACGGTATTGATGGCGAATGAAATGAACCTGAACTCTCACCTTGATAATCGTTTACAATTTGACTTTCTTATAAATATCATTAGAAAGAAAAAACGTTTTTCTAAATGGGCTAAGGCTCAAAAGAATGATGACGTTGAAGTGATTAAGGAATATTATGGCTACAGTAATGAAAAAGCCCGCCAGATCCTCAACCTTCTTACGTCAGCACAACTTGACATACTAAGACAGAAGGTATACCGAGGTGGAAAAAGAAAATAATATTGTTGAATGGACAACCTCATCTATGCTTGAGGTGACTTTGGAAGAGCCTGATGATTTTCTGAAAGTAAGAGAAACACTGACTCGAATCGGCGTAGCGTCTCGAAAAGATAACACACTTTTCCAATCATGCCACATTCTCCACAAACAGGGCCGATATTTCATCGTGCATTTCAAAGAACTCTTTTTATTAGATGGTAAGAAATCTAATCTGGAAGAAAATGATATTGCAAGACGCAATACCATCGCAACACTCATGAGTGACTGGGGTCTTTTATCGATCGACGATAAAGAAAAAGCACATCCATTAGCACCATTGCGACAGATTAAGATTATTCCTTTTAAAGAAAAAAATAATTGGACACTACAACCAAAATATAATATTGGAAATAAATAAATACACCTGGACGCCGATAGTCGGGTCCAAATTTAACCTTGCTTAATTGGAGGCAAATATGACTGGAACATTCGCATTTCCGCGAAACGCATTTCTTGGTTTCGACCACATCTTCGACCAGCTGGATAATATT